AGAGGGTGTGGAGAAAGCGGCGTCTACAGGCTTCAAGGCTTTGTGGGATCTGGCGAAGCCTACTGTAGAGCAGAAGGAGGCGAGGGCACGCTACGACAGAAGGCATGGACTGGACCGCCTCATACTGAAGACTGCCTTTGGTAAGGTTGCAAAGCCCAAGAGGGCAGAGATCGCAAAGGACGTGATCCCCAGCCAATTTGCTGGTAAGGCCGTTCCTCTTCTTACCCAAGCTGAGCCAGGGCTTCCCCGGCATATGCTGGAGGCGCTGAGCAAGGTACCTTTGGGGCAAGCGCTCTCTACCTCTACAGGGATGGGGATGCTGCTACGGCCTCAGGAGTTCCAGCGCATACTGCTTACACGCATGGGGCGAAGGGAGGAGGCCGATGAGCTTGAGGACCGAGGGATGGTGTTTCCTAGGGTGGGCGCGTGCTTACATCCTCCCATGGGCCCCAGTCTATTCCTTGGCGCTCTGGCCAGGCTGCTCCTACCTGCCCTTGCGAGCAGGTCAGCACTGGCCCCGGCCATAGAGCGGAGGATGGTCATCACGGTCTCTTTATCTCCACAGAAAGAGACTGAAACCCCTTCCCAACCGTCTGAGCTCCTGCATAAGATTGGGGCTGCATACAACGGCTACCGCACAGGGGCAATCTCGCTCGTGACACACGCACCACATCTAATGGAGAGTATCGGAGGGCTGGAGAAGCTCTCTAGTGTGTCGGCGGATACCGTATTTACACCACTGGCAAGGTCCTACCTTCTCAATGCATACTGGGATGAGGTAGGCACTGTGGAAGAAACTGGCCGAAGGCCGGCGTGGAGAGGGGATGCCCCTTGAAGAGCACGCGGACAACCAAGAGCCGATAGGAGCAAACCGACAATGATGGACCAATACCTCGCAGAGATGTACGGAACGCCTGGCCACGACGAGCAGAAGGAGAAGCTCGCCCAGGTTGAGATCTTCTCCAAGCTTGCGGCAGACCAGGACATCGACCTCAACAAGCTGACCGACGAGCAGGTATCTGAGCTGTGGGACGCCACCTTCTCAGAGGACGACACCGAGAAGACCGCCGAGGCCGAAGGGGCCAATGTAGACGAGCTCTACGCCCAGGCCCAGCAGGAGGTCTCTGGTGCCCTCTCTCAGGGAGAGCTGCAGAAGCAGGCCGATGCGTTCGGGAAGCAGGCTGCGCATGCGTTCTACGCAGAGCTGAATGAGATCGAGAAGGCTGCCGCCTCTGGTACTGACCTTGAGGCCGCTCGCGCATTACACGGGGGAAAGGGTGCGAAGAAAGATGGGCTCTCCTCCAAGATAGAGGATCTGAAGCGCAGCCCAGGGTACCAGAAGGCCCAGAACCTGATGCGGGGCGCGAAGGGCAAGGCGGAGGACGTGATGCGCTCTCCCGCCGTACAGAAGACCAAGAACCTTGCCAAGACCCGAGGGGGCAAGGCTGGTCTGCTTGCTGCTGGTATGCTGGGGGCGGGTGCAGCCGGCGCTCAAGCGTACAAGTCCCTCAAGGGCAATGACAAAAAGGCATCTGCTCTTGATCAGCTTGCCGGACAGCTCGCCTTTGAGAAGGCGGCCGAGGCAGGGTGGAACGGAGAGGAGCTCGCAGAGCGCATCAATGCCGTTCTCGTTCTGGGCCCGGGCGAGTCTGAGAAGATCGCCTATGCCGCTGACACCGACGAAGCCATTGAGGTCCGCTCTCTAGAGCTTCTAGAGATGGCGGGCTACCCAGTGGAGTGGGAGTAGAGGTAACCTAGAGCGGGATGAAGGAGTATAGGATATGGGGGAAGCTAGCTACTGCGGTGGGCTCGGGAACGGCAGACCCGATACAGTCGGCATCGGCTTCTTCCCCTGTGCCCTCTATAGTCTCCGCCAACAAGCCCGCCCCGGGGAGGACAGGACCGAGGGGCCTGGCCCCGAGGACAACCTACTCCAAGGTGAACACAGGCACACCCCCGAGAACGGGAGTGGGAATGGAGGCCAAATCTCTACCCCCGAGGGGGATGGAGTTCCTCCCGAGAAAGACAGCGCAGGCCAACATGAGAACGAGTATGAGCAGACCCAGCCTTGAGGATCTGAGAGCGGCGGCCATGGAGGGCACCATCGACAAGGTCGCTGTTGCTCGGGAAGCAGAGAGGCAGCTACGCGGGGCCTCTTCAGCCAAGACCGCAGAGGCCCCCTCTGATCACATCCCCACTGAGCTCGTCACCAAGCTCGCCAGTGCCATGCAGTACATTGCGAAGCTGGCGGAGAGCGGCTCCGTGCAGATGGTGGGAGAGGGCCCGAACACGCTGGAGGTCTCCGAGGCCACCAACGCCTCTCCGATGCCAGGCCCCGGCGAGATGGGGAAGGGTACGGAGAAGCACCAGCCTGACAGGGTGCCATCCACCCAGGTGGAGAAGAAGCAGCCTGGTAAGGCAAACACGGGGATGGAGACCAACGATGAGACCCATCTACCTCCATACCCGACAGAGCCCATTGCCAACCAGGATGCCCCCATGCATCCCCCCACCACCATCCCTCCGGCGAAGCAGGCCATGGTGCAGGCCAACCTGCAGCGCCTCATGAAGGTAGGGAGCCCGACGCACGTGAGCAACGGCGTACCCATCAGCTTCATCCGCAAGATGGCGGAGGATGCGCTGAACCCCGCTCAGATCTCCGTGCCCAACAAGGATGTGAAGCCTCCTGCCACTGAGACGGGAGAGGGCGTACCCACAGAGCCCTCCGATGTCAATGCGCAGAAGAACATGATCTCCGGTAACCAGGCTGCCACCGACTACACCAAGGGCCAGGCCAAGAAGGACCCGGTCAAGGATGTAGAGCAGGTGGTGACTGAGCCCGCTATGAAGGACCCCGTTCTCGACCAGGTCCTCAACCAAGGCACGGAGACATCCAAGATGTCCATGGCCAAGACTGCCTACCAGATCGCCGCAGCCAGGGCCCTCCTGTCCAAGCTCGCCGAGGAGCAGAAGGAGAAGGAGGAGAAGGCCAAGGAGGAGGAGGAGGGCAAGAAGGGCAAGGACAAGAGCAACGGCAAGAAGCCTCCATTCGTTGCCGAGGACATGGACAAGGAGAAGGAGGGACAGCTCGGGCCCACGGCCACGGCACAGTTCAAGGGCCCGCCCCCAACTCCCGTAGGAGCCACAGGGTTCAGCACTGGATCCGGAATGGCGTGAGGTGAGGAGACCATGAGGAAGATCAGCAGTGCAGAGCTAGCACGCGTCATGAACGACGGAGCAGTCGCCCTTGTCTCCGTCACCCAGGAGCGCGATGAGGCTCTAAGAAAGCTTGCAGCGCTAGAGTGCAGGATGGCGGCCGAGAAGCTTGCCTCTAGCATGCATGAGAAAGGCGTCGAGCTGGATGTCTCCCATGAGGAGCTCACCACTCGATTGGAGAAGGCTGCGCACGACGGCAGCTTTCAGAACATCAAGGACGCGGTCGAGATGCTTACCCCCAACATGGGGATAAAGACGGCCAGCCTTACCAGAGATGGTGAGCGAGCTCAGGGGACGCACCCCTTCGTGAACCATCTGCTGGGAGGTCTATAGGAGATGTCGGCTGACCGCACAGATCCCAGATAAGGACAAACAATGACCATTGAACGATACAACTGGGAGCCCGTCTCGGACATTCTGGCAATCGACCGGCGGGACATTCCCCTCGCAGACAAGACCCTCTTGAACCCCCAGAACGCGGCCTATCTCATCGACGGTGAGTGGCTCAAGCTACAGGATGCTGCCTACCTCCTGGAGCGCGCGGTCGACATTGCGGCGGTGAACAACGTCACCACACGCCCAGCATTCCCTCTGTGGGCTGAGCGTGGTCGCACCGATGTGCGCGCCATGAGTGGCGGCAAGGTCCCCGTGTGGTGGATGAGAGCCTGGGAGGCAGACACCCGGGTCTTTGATCCAGCCGCTGTTGTCGGTGCTGGCGTTGCCATCACCTTTCACGGACAGCCCCTCAAGGTTGCGAGCATCCAGCCCGGAGGAGTTGGTACCCGCATTTACTCTGGCCTAGTCGGTCATGGTGGGCTCGGGGTAGACCCCGATCCCATTGTCGCTCATGTGTCCAAGCTGCATACCCTCAACGGGGGCAAGCTGCGGGTACGGAACACCAACGTCTAGCCCTAGGCCCTAGGAAAGGATCAGGAGAGAATCATGAGTGCTCCCGCAGAGATGATGAATGACTCCTTCATCCGTCAAGCCGAGACGGCCGAGGGAAGAGAGAAGACCGCGCAGCTCGCAGGCGACTATGTTCGCGACAAGCTGCGTGAGGTCTCGTATGCCCGGCAGGTCATTCCCCCCAAGGACGTGAAGAGGGATGAGTGCCAGGTATCGGTGAACCACGACACCCTGGTGAAGATCGTAGAGGTCGAGCCTGACAGCCGCGCCCTTACGATGTCCTTCCGTGGTCAGCCAAGGGCCCGCTTCATCTACGGCGACAGAACCGAGTGCGCCTTCTACACCATCTCCTCCGAGATGTACCAGAAGACGGAGCAGGAGCTGTTGGCCTACACGATGCCCATCACCAAGGTCATCGAGGAGAACGTGGTCAAGGACATGCAGGAGGTGGAGGACCGCGAGTTCACCGTCAACCTGGAGTCCTGCATCCAGGCCCTGCAGCTGGAGGCCGTGGGAGGTACCTTCCTACCGGCCAACGTGCTCACAGCGAGCAACATCGTCGCCGGCACCACGGTGGAGTTCTCCGCCATCAAGGGTGAGCTGGCTCGTGCGGCTACCACAGACGATGGCGTGGTACGGCCCATACAGCGACCAGACCTCGTCAACCTCTTCAAGCTGCTTGACGGCAACAGGCTGCGCTCTGAGCGCTTCCTCATCACAGAGGTGGACTGGCTCGACGTGCTGCAGTGGACCGTAGAGGACTTCGGCGACAAGATCCAGTCAGAGACCACGGTGGAGGGCTACAAGTACCCGACGCTGCTGGGCAAGGCTTACATTCGCACCATCAAGACGGACATCCTCCGTCCTGGCAATGTGTACGCCTTCACCTCACCGGACTTCTTCGGCAAGTTCTTCATCCTCAACCACACCAAGTTCTACATCGATAAGGTGGCCAACACCATCACCTTCCAGTCCTGGGAGGATATCGGCATGACCTTGGTGAACATCGCCGCTGCGCGCAAGCTGGAGCTCTACTCCGGTGATGCAACGGTGCTCGATACCAACGGCATCCTCTCCAGCGTCACCCCGGTGGAGGAGGGCGCACTTGGTGCGATCAACAATAGGGTGGCCCAGGGGCTTGTGTTCCCACAGGTGTCCTCCTACTAGCTAGGGCTTGTAGAGCGTAGCCCCGGCAGACGGCCCGACGAAGGGCGTCGGCGTCAGTACGTCGGCGCCCTTTTCACCATTAGAGGAGTAGAAGAATGACGGTTGGAAGTGGTTTGATGTCGAAGGAGAGACCCCTCATCCCCCACCTTGCACGTGCGGGAAAGGAGGTAGGGGACCTTCGTGGAGATGTGGTACGAGCGATGTCAGCGCTCAGAGCACGCTGTATTGAGGAGTACACTGATGCTCCGGCGGCCGCGGCGGACTCTATCCTCACAGCCGGTGCAGGGCTCATCAGCTCCCTTGTGGAGCAGGAGCTGCTACCGGCGGACCTGGATGGGGTGCTCGGGGCGAACCTGGGCTATGCCCGCAAGCTCGTCGTTACCACGGGCGGAGCAACCCCTGCAGAGTCCCCGGCGTCCATGGATGTCGAGGGCATCGACATGCAGGGCAAGGCGGTGTCTGAGACCATGGTTCTTAGCCAGGTGGCAGGTACGGACAGCTCGGCGAAGCTCTACAAGGACTTCACCAAGATCACCTTGCCCGCCGGCACAGGAGCGGGTGCCACCTTCACCTTTGGGCATGGTGATGAGCTCGGGCTCACCTACCCCCCGAAGGCTCGTGCAGGTGGTGTTGACCTGCTGTGGGAGAAGGAGTCCACCTTGGGCGTTGTGGCCACCGGCACCTTGACCGATGCCGCCACAGACGCGCCCTACGGCTCCTACCTACCTGCTACCGTGCCCGATGGTCTAGAGGACTACGCCATCGAGTACGAGTACGATCCCACGGTGTAGCATGCAGGCATCCGCGCAGATCACAATGTACCGTGTGCACAGCACGGTCATGTCCCGCCGCACACGGGCTCTCCGCCACCGCACGCCTGGCAAGAACCGCTGGGTGCAGCATGTGTGCGGGGGGACTGTCCTCGTGCGCCGGGCCAGACCTGCAAGCATCTCAGAGGATCTCCTGCTCGACCACATCGAGGAGCTCCAGCGGCTCAACAAGGAGGGTCGTATTGAGGTGCGCACCCCCTCTGGGCAGCTTGTAGATCTCCAGACCTTGGAGGCCGCTCCACCCCCCAAGCCCCCACGCAAGCCGGAGAGGAGACGGGATAGCATTGCAGACGATGACTTTGCTGTACTACAGCCCACCCCGGCCGATGTCCCAGACATCGACGGCACTATATCTGAGCTGACGGCCCCCATCGTGACGCATACTCAGGGTAGGGACCCGGCGAAGAAGAGAAAGAGCAAAAGGGAGAAGAAGTGAAGGCTTACAACATCTCCGACGTTGAGACCCCTGCCCTACAGCAGAGAGGTCTTGTCAACGCCCACATCCGCGTGGGCGACAGGGTTCTGGCGCCCGGCACGATGCATGAGATCCATCCAAGGTACCGTGCAATGATCGTGCAGAGGTTCCAAGGGGCCATTGCACTGGATGCGCTGCCGCCCGGCTACAGGGGAAGAGCGTGTCCGCAGCCGACCATCAAGTCGGAGCCTCCTGAGGAGAGTGAATGACCCTTCAGGGTGTAGCGGGTATGTCGGACGCCATGAAGGCGTTCGTGCATGAGGTGCGCCTGTTCCTGCGTGACGCTCCGGAGCTAAACCGGATAACGGCGGGAGAGGAGTCCAGCGACCGGATGATTGCCTGGTCGGTGATGGACGCCCTCTCTCGCTTCAACGGCACACCGCACGTTACCTTCTACACCTTAGAGGACCTGCTCGCTATACAGCAGAACCACCTGCTTCTGCGTATGACCGTAGAGACTCTTCTGGAGTCCATTGGTCTTCTTCAGACACGCAACCATCTCAACTA